TTCCTGATAGTCAATGTGAATCGCAATCAGCCTCGCAAAGATATTGCTCGCAATCTCATGATCCTGAAGGAGCTGTGGGATCGTGGTCGAAGACCTTTGCTCTACCTGCACATGCAATACGAAGACTCAGGTGGCAACATATTCACGATGGCCAATCAGCTCGGTCTCGGCAATGAGTATGAATTCTTCCTGCCAAGTCCGAAGATCTTCAATGCCAATCAAGGCATGCCGATCGAGGATGTGAATCGTATCTACAATGCAGCCGACCTGGTGCTCAGTACCACGCTCGGTGAAGGATGGGGCTTGTCCATGACAGAAGCAATGGCCACAAAGACTCCTGTGGTCGCTCCAGACAATACGAGCTTCTCTGAGATGGGAGCAAACAATCGAGTCAAGCTGATCCCTAGCGGTGCAGATCCGAGCATGTGGATCGTGAAGGAAGGTGACAATGAGAGGCTCAGGCCACTCATGGATGTCAAAGCAGCAGCAGATGCCATCGAGGATATTATGGATGGCAAGAATCTACCGAATGTCAATGCTGCATTCCAGTGGGTGACTGAACTGAACTGGTCCAATATCTGCAAGCAGTGGATCTCAGTAGTCGATGAAGCAGCTATCGCAGCAGCCGAAGAAAATGTCAAGCTGGCCTCGGTCCGAGAAGCAGCAGTCAATGGCAGTGAATTCATGAATCGTGCTCAGCGGAGGAAGCTGGAGAGACAGAGGAAAAAATAATGGCAGTCTATAGATACAAGCATGAGTGGTGTGGCTTCGATCAAGATGTATTTCTTGATGGTATGAATAAAGAGACAGTGGTCGTGCCATGCTACAGATGCGGTCGAGATGTATCAGCCAGAATTGTCCGAGACAAAAGTGCCACAATAGGCAGAGCTCCAGATGGCACTGTCGGAATCACAAGGCGGGATCAGCATGCAAAACAAACACCTCGAAGAAGTGGACAAAAATGACATGTTCGCAGCTATCACGCCACTAGAGAAGGCAGTCGGCTTCAATGTCGCTGAGGAGACTTATGATCTATTGACCTTCAGAGAGCAGCTCATAGTCGATCTGCTCTGTGCTGGATATACACATGCCGAGATCGGTGCTGTGTTTGATGTGAGCCAGCCTAGCATCTCCAGCAGTGTCAGGAGGCTTCGCTTCAAGCTGGCCGATGGCAAGCTGCAGATGATACTGGAGGCTCGCCTAGCACTCAAAGAGAATCGCCTGGGGAGTACATTTTGATGGAAGCATTCAATCAATGGCTGCAGCGACTCAATGAGCGGATGGCTATCAAGTCTGGTCTGTTTGTCTGCCAGAGGATCATCAGGCTCTCGCCTCACATTCATTATGTAGAGTGGATGCAGATGCATGATCTGGCTGTGAAAGTCCAGGAGAAGCTGCAGAGGGATCTCGATGAACTTCGGTAGGTGTGCATTCAAAGGCTGCAAGAAATGGTCAGGCACATGTCTGAGTCATAATGGTGAGAAGCTGCTGCTCTGCAGGGAGCACTGGCAATATCTGTCGGATCTTCACACAGAGGATATAATTGAGTCAGCATTCCGCATGGTAGCTGAGTCGCAAAATAAGGAGGGAAGTCATGTACAAATACACAGTCCAGGCATTCAATGAGAGTGACCTCGGCAAGCTCGCTGTCATCAATATAGTGGTGACTGCAGCAAATGAAGCAGAGGCTCTGGAGAAGGCAAAACAAATCAAGGAGCGGACAACATATTCAATCATCGGCATTGAAGTGCTTGATGGGGATAGTCGGCCACAAATCAAGAAGGGGTAGGAGATGTCACAGAAGCCACGATCGGCAATCGATGGCATCTCTAAAAATCCTGAGCATGCCATCACAGCACTAGTGCCATATACGGACTGGGCTGCTCTTGAGCGAGCCTTCATTTTGAATGAGACTCATACCAAAGTGCAGACCTGGCTGAATGAGGTCATGGGCTGGCCTGCCAAGAAAATCCGCTCTGGTCACACAATGACAAAGGTCGCTGGATGGGGTAAGAAGCGAGAAGCATTTCAGGAGCAAATTACTCAGAATGCAATAGAGGAAGCACTCAAGCTCGAGCGAAAGAATGTGCCGACACTCAGGGCTGCCAAAGCACAGCTCATCGCAAACATTGTGAAGGATGTCGGTAGATGGGATCGCTTGAACATGATGGACAAGAAGCTCTGTTATGAGATCCTCAAGGTCGAGCTTCGTGAGCCTACCAATGTCAAAGACCTGCCACCTGCAGGAGCAAAAGATCCTGTCGAAGCTCTGCTTGAAGAATTCGGCTTGATGCAAGATGGGGAGATAATAATCGATGACGAGCCAAGCACAGACCACCTCGCTATCAGCTCAGCAGATAACACTGAAACTGCAGCGACTGACAGCGAGACACCTGTGGAAGTACCACAAGACTAGATTCTATCGCTACCAGTGGCGAATCTGGAGGATGATTGTATTGCCTCTGGTCCAGAATCTTCTGGTCCTGACTGGCAAGCGTGTCACCGAGGAAGACATCAATGCCCTCGAATCAGTGATGCTCAATTTTGAGTACACTCGACAATCTGGCAAGACAACATCTCTGGTCCATACAGTCGAGTCGATCATGCTATTCGTGACCAAGCTCTTTGATCTACCGATAGAAATCGGCATCTTTGCTCCACAGAAGGAGCAGGCGAATACTGACTTCAAGCGATTGAAGAATGCACTGACCAAATCGAAGCAGGATCTGATGGTCATTGATCATGATGCCAATCGCAAAGCCAAAGAAGAGAGCAATGCCAAAACCATCACGCTCGGCAATGGATCAAGCTGCTACATATTCCCTGTGACATCCACCTCAAAGCCTGAGTCCAAGACTCTCCACCTGATCATTATTGAAGAGGCTCAAGACATTGATGATAAGATCGTGAATGAAGACATCCTGCCAATGGGTGCATCTACTAATGCTGTGATCGTGAAGGTCGGTACTGCTGGCTCGAGGAAGTGTGACTTCTACCGAGACATTCAGAAGGGCCGAGCCTATGTGATGACATATCCAGAGATCGCTGCTGACAGGCGAAGGATGTATGACATGACTGGTGATGGTCGGCATCTGGTCTATGAGCGAACTGTGCAGAGCTTGATCGGCCAGCGAGGGCTCATGAGTCCTGAGATCCAGAAGCCATACTTCAATGTGTGGCAGCTTCAGGGTGGAATGTATATCGACACACATCAGCTCATTGCTGGTCGTATCAATAAGCCATTCGAGAAGCCATCTGCAGATCCTGTCTTCCTGGAATATCGGACCTGGTACAAAGCTGCAGTCAGAAGATCCTTGCCTGAGTGTGATGCCTGGGCTCTGGAGCACAAGCTCGCTGATGAGCAGTATGCACTCTACAGAGCATGGCTTGAGCATGATCACTACTTCGGTCTCGACACAGCAAAGAGTACTGACCAGACTATTCTCAAGATCGGCCGAGTTATTGATGGCAAGCTGACCATTGTGAGATCAGTCTCTGCTGGCAAAGGCACAAACTATGAGGATCAATTCGACATCCTGATCGATGAGCTCAAGTACTTCAAGATCGCAGCAGGTGCTATTGACTCCACTGGCCAGGGTGACTTCATGCCAGACAAATTCGAGAGGCATTCACCATACAAGATCTTCAGGATGAAATTCTCTCGAATGACCAAAGACATTATGTACAAGGCTCTCTACCAGAAGCAGGTCAATGGCAACCTCATGTACTACTGGCAAGATCCAATCGCAGCAGGCGTGAAGATGATTGCTCCTGGATCTGAGCTCACGATCGAGCAGCAGACAGCCATTGCCTCGGAAGAATTCGAGGATGAATTCATTGACCTGGAAAAGCGACAGGTCGGAGAGTACATGGTGGTCCACCATCCTGATGAGGAAGATGCTCACGATGATCATCCAGATAGTACTGCACTTATGAATTTTGCATATGACAGCTACAATAATAGTAGTGGCATCAAGCAATATTATGCCGACAAAGTAGAGTCTGAGAGAGCTGCAGCAGCAGCTATAGCAGAGGCTAATAGGTAGGAAGGAATATCGATGGGATTCGCAAAAGATGCATATACTCGACTGGTACTCAAGCCACTGGCAGGGTATCTAACAGACATGGCAAAGGCCGACAATGGCAATCCTGCAGGGATGCAGGCAGTGCTTCGGGATCGCTTGCCATTCAGCAATGCTTATCCTTCAGGAAGGACAAAGCCTGGCTCTACAAATGGCATAGACTTCGCAACACTGAGGCGATTCTCGGTCCAGTATGATGTGGCTCGTGCAGCCATCAATCGCAGGAAGCGACAGCTCAATGCTCTTGAATGGGATATCGTGAATGCCGAGACCGATGACGAAACAGACAACTCAGCAATTATCAAGCAGGTCAAGAAGGACTTCAAATCGATCGGTGGCTACAAGGTCCGCTTCAGGGAATTCATTGATACCCTCGTGGATGATCTTCTGGTCCTGGATGCAATGGCCCTCTACAAGCGACCGAATGTGGGTGGTGGTCTATATGCTCTCGAGCCTGTAGATGCAGCAACAATCGTGCTTGAGCTCGATGAGAATGGTGGCACTCCTATGCCTCCTGATACTGCATACAAGCAGATCATTCATGGCAAGACTGTCGCTGAATTCACAGCCGATGAGATGTACTACGAGATGATGAATGCTCGGACCTATACACCATATGGCCTTGCTCCACTGGAGAGCCTGGTACTCGGTGTGTCGGCTGCTCTGAAGTCAGACATCTACAATGTCCACCTGCTCACAGAAGGCAACATTCCAGAGGGCTTCTTCGGTGTACCTGAAAACTGGACACCAGATCAGATCAAAGAATTTCAGGCTCTATGGGATGCAGCACTCTCTGGCGATACTCGTGCCATGAGCAAGCTCAAATTCGTGCCATCTGGCAAGGGTGCTACTGGCTACACTCCAGCAGTCAAGCCAGAAGACATGCGATACAAAGAGCTCCAGGAATGGCTGATGATGAAGACCTGCATGCTATTCGAGATCCAACCGAATGAGCTCGGCTTCACTGACACTGTGAACAAATCGACAGGCGAGGTCCAGCAGGACATCGGATTCAATAGTGGCCTGAAGCCACTGGCAGAATTCTTCCAGGAGATCTTCACTGATGTCATCCAGACAGACATGGGCTTCGAGAATCTGGCCTTCAAATACACTGGTCTGGAATTCACTGATGAGCGTGGTACTGCAGAGACCAATGAGATCCGCATCCGATCTGGTCAAGCTACTGTCGATGAGGTCCGAATGGAGCAAGGTCTCAAGCCTCTCGGTGTAGACAAACCATTCGTGCTCGGCAATCCTACATTCATTGATCCTGATTCTCAGAAGAGCAGGGCCGATGCTGCTGCAGCTCTCACTTCCCTAGCCTCTCAGGGTGGCAAAGAAGAAGAGGAAGAGCCTGAAGATCCGAAGGAAGACAAGCCTGCTGATGGCGATGTACCTGCAGATCAGAAGGAGAAGTCGGCCGAGCAGAATCATATCCAGCTAGTCACTGAGCTTCGAGCATTCCGCAAGTATGCAGTCAATCGCAAGAAGGCTGGCAAATCGCTTCGAGCATTCAAGTCTGAAGTCCTGCCTCAGAATGTAGTGGATGAGATGAATACCAAGCTCAGCAAAGCTGCAGATGCTGATGAGGTCCGCTCCATCTTCAAAGACTACATGGCTGATTATCAGGTACAATTCCTGGCCGAAGTCACCAACCTCCGAAAGAGCTTGAGCAAAGTAGTATGAACAAGCTGCAGCGACTATCTGCAGCAGTCGATACTTTTATTCACAAAGCCAGCAAGAAGAATGAGCCACTAGAGGCATTCAGGACCACCGAAGAATACAAAGACTTCGAGCGGTCTATTGCTGATGGCATCCTCGATCAAGTCAAAGACATGACCAAGAAGCTGCCGAAGTGGATGATCACCGATGAAGAATTCGATGATAAGCGAGTCAGCTCATGGGTGGAAGACAATCAAAAGCCGATCTCCAAATACCTCAAGGAGAAGGACATCATTGCTGTGCTGGTCCAGGCATTCACCTATTCAGTGGAGAGCTTCTATCAAAGGCAAGGGATCAAACTGCAGAAGGCTGCAGATCCATTCGTGACATTCGAGCTGACCAATCAATACTATCTCGATGCTCTGGCTGATCAGGCAAATTATCTGCTGCACAAAAGCTCTATCGATGAGACCACTCGCAGTCGCATGATCAATCTGATCCGAGATACTAGGACCAACATGACCACGATCGATGAGCTGGCCAACATTATCGCTGATGAATTCGAGGGCATCTCTGAGACTCGTGCATTCATGATCGCAAACACTGAAGCCAATCAAGCTATGAGCTCAGCACAGCAAGCCTTCCTCGTGGAGAATGGTGTGCCGACAAAGCAATGGGTGGGAGCTGGTCCGAATACCTGCAGCATCTGCCAGGGCAATGAGGATCAAGGTCCGATACCAGTCAAGGATACATTCGAGTCTGGTGATGAGACTCCTCCTGGACATCCAGGCTGTGAGTGTTATGAGGATGCAGGAGAAGAGATCGATCTCGATTCGATTGATGTCCTGTGGGATGGCTCATGACATGGAGCGAGGTGAGCTTGAAGCGGAAGTCGATGCCCTCTTTGAGCGGACCGATGCTCGCATTCATGCTGTGATGCATGAGATCTGTCGAAGGCTTGTGATTATTGAGAATGATTCCAGCAGTTATAATTCAAATAGAGGTATAAACAATGAAGAAGCCACTACATGTAACGATCCCGATCACTAAAGTCGATGAAGAGCAGCGAATGGTATATGGATATGCCACTGTCGAAGAGCTCGATTCTCATGGCGAGATCATCACCTATGAAGCCAGCAAGAAGGCATTCAGCAACTGGATCGGCAACATCCGAGAGATGCATCAGGATATCGCAGTCGGCAAGGCTCTTGAGATTGAATTCGATGATGATGCGAAGGGTGTCTGGATCGGTGCTCACATATCCGAATCGACCGATGGAGAGAATGCCTGGATCAAAGTCAAAGAGGGTGTGCTTGCTGGATTCAGTATCGGTGGCCGAGTCAATGATGCCAAGATGCAGCAGATGATGATCGATGGCAAAAAGAAGATGGTCAATGTGATCACCGACTATGATCTCGGTGAGACATCTCTTGTGGATAATCCTGCAGTCGCTTCAGCTACATTCCAGATCGTGAAGTCAAAAGATGGCAACCTGGTCCACGAGGAATCATTCGAGAAATCTCATCGGCCTGTGGCGTGGTGGGAGAAGCTATACAAATTCTCTGATTCTCAAAACATTATGAAGGGCTCAGTTATGGTCTACAATGAAAATAGTATGGGCAAACAAGATACGATCGCCAAGAGTCTATGGGAAGGAGCTATGCTCGCTGACCTTGCCATGTGCTTGTCAGACTATATTTTCTGGCAATCATATGATGGTGAGAAGGATCTCTCCGCTCTGAAGTCTGCCCTCGAAGCTATCCAAGCAGCAGCAGCCGAAGAAATTCTCGAGCCTGAAAACTTCCCCGATTATGAGGATGCAATCGAGAATGCTGCCAAAGCATTAAATATTAAGAAGAGCGAGGAGCTAGTCAAAATGTCTAATCAGGTACGAGATCGAGCAAAATCAGTAACTGGTCAGGAAGATCGTGATGCGGATGCAAATGTAGTCGTATCAGCCGAAGATAATGGCCGACCTGTAAACGACACTGAGGAGCGAGCAGCAGAAGCAGGTGTACCTGTAGCTGGTGCTGAAGTCGAGCAGGATGTACTGGATGATGAAGGCAAGCCAACTGGCGAGAAGCAGACTGTCAAGCAGCCTCTTGTCAATGCTGAAGGCGAAGAGCTTGTCGAAGTCGATGAAGATGGCGAAGCAGTCGAGACCGAAGAAGATGCTGTCGAAGATGAAGAAGTCGAAACACCTGAAGATGCAGAGGAAGAAGAGCCAGAGACTCCTGCTGCCGATGAAGACAAATCTGGCAAAGGTGGCAAGGGCAAGAAATTTGCTCCTAAAGCTACCCTGAAGAAGTCCACTGGTGAGAGCGATCTTGCAAAGTCGATCCTGTCTGGAGTAGAGGCTCTGATTGAGAAATCAGTCACACCTCTAAAAGAGGAGATCGAGCAACTGAAGAAGCAGCCTGCTGCATCCAAAGTCCGCAAGACCTATACAGTGAAGAAGGGAGAGGAAGTGGAAGATTCAAACACTCCAAGTCCTGACTCTGAGGAAGGCAAGAACAAAGCAGAGATGGATACTCTCTTGAAGCGAGCTGATGAACTGGCTGCAGATCCAAATGCAGGCACTCACGAAGAGCGACTCCAGGTCGCATTCAAGCTCCGAAAGTATTCTCGCCTGCTTGATCCAGCATCTCGACAGAAGCATGCTGAGGTCCGAGCCAGCTTCAGAGGATAGTGGTAGATATTCAATAGTCAATTTTATTGAGGTGCAGAGAAAGTAGTTTTCAGATGGAAGCAAATCAAATCGCTCAACTCGTGCAAGATGAGATCCGCAAGGCAGTAACTCAAAGCACATATTCATTCAGTCCAAGTGACCGATCAATATACTCACCAGAGAATCTTGATCCAGTAGTCAAGACTGTAGTACCTACAGCAACTCCAGTAAGGGGATTCATTCCTCGTGTCGGTGGCATGGGAGAAGCTGCATCTTTTAACAAACTAACAAGCAAAGTCGATCCTACCGCAACTGGTACTGGTACTCGTGTCGGCTTCGCTGATGCTGGTCAGCCTTCACAAACGACTCAGACATATGAATTCGTTTCATATCCATACAAGAACCTCGGTCGTGATGTGGAGATCGGTCGCCAGCAAATCGCTGCCAATCGTGGTAGCAACCTGGAAGACATCCGAGCTCGTGAAGAGCTTATCAAGACCACAGAGGTCTTGCTCGGTGAGGAAGTGATGACTCTCACTGGTGATGCTGCTCTGTACAGCACAGAGTACTCAGGCTTCAGCAAGCTCATCACCACCAACTCAGGAAGTGCTGGTCTATTGACCGCTTCAGGTGTGAGCAACTATGCTCAGACTCTCTTCCAGAATGGTGCTGACCTGGTGTCTCACCTGGTCTTGAACCCTCGCCAGAATCGTGCATTGAGTGATCAACTTGAAGGAAGTGGAAGCATCCAGCGTATTGTCATCGACAATCAAGGTGCTGCAACTGGTGGCCAACACCTTGCAAACATCGTGGATGGTAACACTGGAAACCTGATCAAAGTAGTGACTAGTCGCTATGCTGCATCATGGGCCTTCCTGTTGTCAGTCCGCTCCGCTGCTGGTGAAAACTGGATCGAGATGAGTGACCTCGAAACTCTATCGATCTACGATGTGCCTACCGCTAACCACAGTATTCAATCTCGTGTCTTCGAGACCACAGTACTGAAGGTGATCGGTGAGCCATTCCAGTACAAAATCGGTGGCCTAGCTACATCCTAATCTGTAGCCTAGAGCGACTCCCCTTCAATCTATGGAGGGGAGTACTCTGAGCTATAATGAAAACAGAGAGGGCATGATGGCAGAGAATCTAATCACACAAACAGAACTCGAATCATATGCTCCTGATCTTGACCTGTCTACCTTCAGCCAGGCCACTATATCAGGGATGATATCTCGTGCCTCCAAGATCATCACGAACTATTGTGATGTCGATGGCTTCTTCAAGATGGCTGTGACCAATGAGCGAGAGCGAGCTCAGATCTCCCCGAATGGTGATCTCACTATCAGCTTCAGGCGAAGGCCAGTGGCCGATGGTGATGTCAGTGCAATTCGGCTTGTCGGTGTCGGCATGAGTCAGAGCTTGACTCTTGAGAGTGGCAGCGATCGATACTACTTTATTCCAAAGCCATCCACATACCTGATCTATCCGAGCAATTATCTGATAAGCATGGGCCGAGGCTTGCTTCACCTGGACAGCTCAGATCTCTTCTATGAGATCGACTACACAGGAGGCTATGCCACAGACATTGCAGATCTTCCAGAGGATCTCAAGGAAGCCTGCACACTGTACATTCGTGATATGGTCGCTCGCAAATTCAATCCGACTGGAGCACAGAGCTTCACACAAGGTCGAGTCAGTATGAGCTTCGGCTACTCAGGCGGTCGCTCAAAGTCTGCACTGGTCTCTGCTGCTGAAGACATCCTGGACTCTGGAGGCTATGCCAGGAAGGTGATCTGATGCCTCCTGTACTCGACAAGATTGTATTCATCTCAAGGCTTGAGAAGAAGTCAAATGACATTGATAAGGAGCGGTATGTCACACACTCTGGCTATGTAGGACCAGGGCAGATACCTACTGCTGCCATCAGAGCCAACATACAGCCATCCTCAGCCGAGACAACTGTCCTGGTGGATGGAGTCTTCGGCAAGACCTTTGACATGTACACATCGGCTTCTGGTGTGGTCGAGGGCATGAAAGTGACTGTCTCTGGTACTGGTGAGGAATACTTTGTGAGAGGTCGGCAGGTGCATGACAATGGCATACTGCCTGATCATTATGAGCTAGTGCTCACGAAGGATAAGCGATGAGTGGTGGAATAGCAGCAAATGTCGAGATCGTGGGATTGAATGAATTGATCCAGGACATCAAGAAGGCAGGCGGTAATGCTGAGCCTCTGGTGACTGCTGCCCTGACAAACTCATCCACACATGCTCAGAGCGAGATTCGCTCTCGAGCTCCACATGCATTCGGTACTCTGCAGCGATCAGTGCTGGCTGAGGTCCAGTATCCTACTGCAGAAGTCTCGGTCCAGGAAGCCTATGGTGCAGATGTCGAACATGGCACAGGACCACACACACCACCTTCAGATGCCATCGAGCGATGGATGAAGAAGAAGGGCATACCTGGTGGAGCTCTCTGGCCGATCATCAAGACCATTGAGAAGCGTGGTACAAAAGCACAGCCATTCTTCAAGCCTGGATGGGAAGCCTCACAGGGATACATCGGTGAGCAATTCGATAAGGTTATGGACAAGCTGATGTCAGCTCTAATGGGAAGGAGAGGTCTCTGATATGTGGAATGAATTATCTGCAGCAATAGTCGATGTGATCCAGACAAGCAATGAGGTGGATTCTGATCAGGTCTTTGATTATGCCAAGAGCAAAATGGACCACTATCCTACTATTACAGTCACACCTCTCGACAACTCAGACACCTATTTTGCCGACACCTCCAGGGATGGTCGGACATATAACTTTGCAATTCGTGTCTACCAGGAGCGAATGGAGCAGGGAGAAGAAGCCTCTGAGCGGATCATGAGGACCATTGTGGATGACCTGATCAGCAAATTTGACAATGACATCTATCTCGGATCGACTCTGCAGGGGCGTGGCTTCTGTCGGCCGATCCCGAGTGTCTGGCAATTTGTGCAAGGAGAGCAGGTGAATACTCGCATGGCCGAGATTATTCTGAGCTGTGTAGTTATTCAATAGTAAGAATTCAAATATAATACGAATAGAGGAGAATGAATCATGTCACTAGATATCGGTCGTAAAGGGTATATCGGAATAGCACTGGAGAGCACTCCAGGAAGTCCTGAGACTATCGATGACTATGTACCATTCACAGAGAATACTCTGGAAGGCAAGCAAGAGCCTATCACTAATGAGGCAGCATATGGAGTCCGAGAGAAGGTCTTCGATGCTGTGATCGGCAAGAAGTGGTCCGAAGGTAACATCTCGGTCAATACTGATAGTCGCAATATCGGATACTTCCTAGTCGGAGCACTCGGTACTGATACCCCTGCCAATGTCGCAGGCTCTGTCTATGATCATGTTGTCACTCGCAATAACAGCAACACTCCACAAACGATGACCATCACTCAGGCTCGTGGATCTGTGGATAAGCAGTACTATCGTGGAACTGTAGTCAAGTCTCTTGAATTCAGTGTCAGCGATGGCCTGGTAGAAGCGAAGGCAAATCTGCTCGGTCGCTTCCCTGTCACTACTACATCAGGATCTTTGACTACCGCTTCTGGTGGTATCTACAGCTTCGCTGATGCTCGCTTCGCATTCGGTGCTACAGTCGCTGATGCACTAGCAGCAACCAACCTGAAGCCACATGACTTCAAGCTGATGATTGAGAATAACAGTGTGGCCAACTTCCGACATGGTAGCAATGAGCCAGACTCAATCGATCATGGTGAATTTGAAGCAACTGTCGAAGCCTCACTATACTTTGAAGGTACTACTCAGAGAGATGCATACTATGGCCTGGATCGGTCCGCTGCAAGCTGGAAGCTCAATGGTCCTGGCATCGGTGGTGGATACACCTCGAGCCTAGAATTCAGGATGTATCGAACCTACTACGAAGACTTCCCTCTGGAGACTGGTCTATCAGACTTCTATGCTGTGAAGTTTAAGGTCCGCTGTGCATACGACAATGCCAATAGCAAGAGTATTGATGCGGTGCTGAGGAATACGAATCGAGCTACTAAAAATCAAGGAGGTGCAACATGCCATATTTTAAGGAAGGCCGAACAAGCCGAAAAGTCAATCTGCCAACAGCTCCCGAATACTGGGTGGAGATCTATGAAGGTATCCAATGGGGGCAGACAAAGCATTCGCTGCAGCTCGATGAGAATGGCGATGTCGATATGGTCATGTCGGCTGACAAGATGCTGATGATGATCGTGAAGGACTGGAATCTCGACAAGCCTGATGGCACTGTCGCTGAGATCACTGAAGAAAATATGGACCTGCTCGAGCCAGCAGATGCACTATTCTTGATCAAAGAAGCAGGAGCTGATAAGGCTACTGCCGATGAGTCAAAAAAAAACTCAGCCAAGAAATCATAAGCTATCTGTCGGATGAAGATCCGAAAAAGCGAGTGCCAAGACCATACCTGGACTATGTGCTGTGTAAGCACTTCGGCTGGACTCCCTCCGAGTTAGATGCTCAGCCATCAGATAGGATACTCGAGTTTTTGACTATAATAAGAATAGAAGGGAGCTTCGAGAAAATGAAACAGCAGGAGCTTGAGCAGGGATTGAATAATGGCTAACACTCGGGATCTGATGGTCCGAATCAATGGAGACACAAGCGGTCTCGAGAAGGCTCTCGGCAAAGCTGAGAAGTCAGGCTCTGGCCTGGGTGCTGCATTCAAGAAGGCAGAAGGTGGATCATTCGCTCTGATGGGTGGACTCACTGCTGCTGGCCTGGCTGCAGGTGTATTCGGTGCTCAGTCAATGTCTGCATACAATGCCTCTGTCGAAGCAGCCACAAAGCTCAGGACCAACCTGCTCAATGTGAAGGGTGCTACAGAAGAGCATGTCGCTTCACTACAGAGACAGGCTTCAGAACTGCAGAAGCTCGGTGTCATCGAGGATGATGCAATTATTGCTGGTCAATCTCAGCTCGCTACATTCAACTTGCAGGGATCTACTATTGAGAAGCTGACTCCGAAGATCGCTGACATGGTGGCTCAGCTCAAAGGCCACAATGCTACTGCAGAAGATATGGTCACAATCAATAACCTGGTCGGTAAGGTGATGACTGGGAATGTCGGTGCTCTCTCTCGCTATGGTGTCACGCTGTCTGATACTCAGAAGGAGCTGCTCAAGAATGGCGATGAGACTCAGCGAGCCAACACATTGAATGAAGTCCTGGCTCAGAATTATGGCAAGGTGAATGAGGCTCTCCGCAAAACACCACAAGGCCAGATGACCGCATTCAAGAATACCTTCGGTGACTTCATGGAGCTGGTAGGAGAATTCACAAGCAACCTAGTCAGTCCGCTGATCGGAGCATTCAATGACTGGATGGAGTCAATGGGTGGTCCAGAAGGTATGCTGCAATCGCTCAAAAATCTATTCACTGAGATCCAGCCCTGGCTGCCTGTCATAGCTGGTGCAATTATCGGTGGCCTCGTGCCTGCCTTTGTTGCAATGGGTGCTGCCATATGGGGAGCTCTTGCTCCGCTGCTGCCATTCATTGCTGCAGGTGCTGCACTAGGCTTCGGCATTAAGCTCCTGATGGATCGCTTCGGTGGTCTGCAAGGTGTCATGCAAAAGCTGCAGCCTGTGATCCAGGTGATGACTGATCTCTGGCAAAAGTATCTGCAGCCTGCTCTCATGGAGATCTGGCGAGTATTCACTGAGCGACTATTGCCAGCACTCAAGAAGCTATGGGATCAGATCTCTCCGATCCTGATACCAGTACTCAAGACTCTCGGCATCATCCTCGGTGCTGTGGTCTTTGCACAGATCATGATCTTCGTGAATGCATTGAGACTCGGTATCGAGTGGCTCAGTAACATTATCGGATGGGTGGCCTCTGCTATCGGCTGGCTCAAGAACTTTGTCGGCTCTGTCGGTAGGATCGCAGGGCAGATCGGCTCTGCTCTTGGTGGTGTCTACAATGCAATAGTCACTCCATTCCAGAAGGCATTCGACTTCATCACTGGCATACCTGGCAGGATTGTCGGAGCTATCGGAAATGTCGGCCAACTGCTCAGAGATAAGCTCGGAGACTGGGATATTCCTGGACCGCTCGGCAAGGTCCGAGATGTGATACCTGGATTCGCAACTGGTGTCCGCAACTTCGAGGGTGGATGGGCGATGGTCGGTGAGCAAGGTCCAGAGCTTGTCAATCTTCCGAAGGGATCTGATGTCTTCACTAATAGCGACACTATGAATATGCTCCGCAATCGAAGCGGTGGTGTCGGTACTCCTGTGAGCTCTGGTCCACAGAATCAGACCATCATTGAATTCGCTCCTACTGTGCAGGTGGGAATGTTTGCAGGCATGCCTACAGAGTATCGAGAGATCGCTGAGCGGATGTGGGTGGAATTCACTCGGATCGCAAAATCTAATGGCATCAATCTGCAGTCTATAGGAGTATCACCACAATGAGTCTGAACCCGATCACAGTCAATAGCGGTGTCATTCCACAGCCGACCAAGCTGAGGGAGTGGCGAGAGTTTATTCAGTCCGACAGCCAGGCAATCGATGGTGGCATTCAGAGGAATCGGATCTCCACGCCTTCCAACCCACAAGGATTCAAATACAATGTGGAGCTCACTTATAATCGAATAACCACAGCAGAATTCGGCACACTCGATAATCTATTTGTGTCAGGCTCAGGAGTGAACTACTATAACCCTTCAAGTAAATATGGGGTGCTCTCATTCTCTGGTCTGCCATATCCAGAGGAAGGAGATTACATGCCAGGAGAGAGTCTCCTGACATCTTATAAAGTAAGAATAAGGCAATTCTAATATGCAGACTACTTCGAGCGGATGGGCCAACAAAGTCACACAAGGATCGAGGCGTATCGGCTTCGGCTTCCTGGCTGGCTTCAATCGGACCACGAATTCGGGAGTGAGATTCTGGACCATCAATCAGTCTCGCATCGGTGGTCCAGATATTATCAAGGGTGGTGGTGGAGTCACGACCTTCTTTGATAAGTATGCACTGTCTGACTATTCGCAATATGTGAAGAGCATCTCTGTCTATCGCAAGCTCGGCCAGTATCCATATGGTGTGATCATGGCTGAAGCGGATATCGAGCTCGACAATACGAGCAAGAAATTCCTGCCTCAATTTGATACCACTATCGGCTCTGGTGTCGGCCTGCCTAATCGACCGATCAAGATCTCAGTCGGTATCGAGGATGAGTACATGAAGCTCTTTGTCGGCTTCACTACTATGCCAAGCAACTCGCTAAATAATCGCCTGACAAACCTCCACGCCTTCGATGCATTCAACTATATCAATGGCTTCGTGAGCACAGCCTCTGGAGCTCAGGTCAGCAAGTATGCTCATGAGATAAAAGCAGCTCTGCTAGAGGAGGCAGGCTTCACATCTAGCCAGTACCTATTCGACAAATCGCTACAGCCACCGATCGGCTTCCTTGCAACTAATGGGAAGAAGGCTGGTGAGATCTTCCAGAAGCTCGATGAAGCAGAGCAGGCAATGTCATTCGTGGATGAGAATGGCTTGATCAGATCCTGGAATCGACAGCACTCTCTGACACAATCTGGAGTGGTCAGCTTCCAGCTCACCTATTCCAATATCAAAGATATTCAGTGGCAGAATACTCCGATCATCAATGATGTGATCGTGAGATCCAAGCCTCGAGCGGTCCAGGCAAGGCAGAAGATATGGGAGTCCACCACGACCATTGCTCTTGAGCCAGGACAAGACACTGATGTATTCATTGACTTCACTGATGATGATGGCGATCTGCCAGTCACCACAGTAGACATTCCGAAGTACATCACCACAGCCAGCGGATCTCAGAGCTACTATGCCAGCAACATCAATGAGGATGGATCTGGCCTGGCATTCAATGCGAATATCACAGTCATCTCGGCATACAGCTTCGGCAATACTTATCGAGTCACCTTCCGCAATTCACACATCGGCCGATTATACCTGACTCAGCTTGTGATCTATGCCACTCCAGCGAAGGTCACATATCCGATCGAGGAGCGGTATCAGGATGCCACATCGATTGAAGCCTTCGGCCGAAACCCGATGAATAATGGCGAGCCTCTGGTGATTGAGAATGATCTGATCCAGGATGCATCGCAAGCTCGGACTCTGGCATACACGCTGGTCAAGGAGTACAAGTCTCCTGGCAAGCGGTACATCTGCCCTGTGGCCATCGGCTCAGATCCTGCTCGGCAGATCGGAGACTCTGGTCAGATATACATTCAGGATACTCGTGAGCTCAAGAATGTCTACATCACAGGCATCACCAATGTCATCGATCGCAATGGCATCTATTCGCAAGTCCTGGAGGTGGAGGAGCGGACACCGAAGCGGTACTGGACCATCAATCAAAGCAAGATCGGTGGACCTGATGGGATCGCTCCCTGATCTATCGGAGAGCACAAATCAAGCTATAATCAAAGTAGAGGAGATATCATGATAGCAAGCAGTCAAATCGGTGAAGCAGATGTGGACCAGATGATCCATTTTTATCGCAACCATTATGATGTCGTGGACGTAGTACGCTGTGAGAAGTGTGGAGAATTCCTAGCCTTCGAGCTTATGGGTGGAGATCCGATGGGCCTTCAGCCGAATGAGATCGGCAAGATCGTGATCCCGATCGGCAATCACATGCTCAGCCACAGAGTCCGACTGGATGAAGCTCCGACTGGTGAGCGGATGGTCGGCTATCAGTGTGATTGTGGCAATGACTCTCGCATTGCTTCAGTGGAGAAGGGCAGTGTGCCTGCAGGATCTGACCTGGTATATCTCAGTCCATTCGAGAAGCATCAGATAGCGGAGAAGATCAAAGCAGACAAAAAATACAAGCCGAAATTCCGAGTGGAAGGCAAGAAGAAATTCCTCGAGAATTTCAGCGTGGAGAGGGTGTAGGTTATGGGATATACAGCAAGCACATTCGTAGCTGATGAAGTGCCAACCACTTCAAAGATGAATCTACTGTGGGCCAATGATGCCAGCTTCAATGATGGCTCAGGGCTCAATGCCATTGCCAATGCCATCACTGCTGCAGCAGGCAACCATCTGACTCTGACACCTGCAGCAAACAAGCTAGTCAAATTCTCAGGTCTCAGACAGAATCAATCGACTAATACATATGAAACTAATGTCGTGGTACTGACTGGATTCAAGGGTATCAATGGAAACGGTACTGGTCTGAACAGTGCAGCGGTAACATTCGGCATCACCTTTGATGCTGCTCCGATTGTGCTTGTCGGCTATGCTGCAGCCGATACCAGTGGTATTGTGCCTGACAGTATCACTGACCTGACAGCAGAATCTACTGCATTGCATGCTGCTACAAGTGATGATGTTACGACAACTGGCTTCACAATGAGGCTTCACAGGGCAACTGGGAACATGAATGCAGGCACATACTATGCAGGAGCATGGATAGCAATAGGTAAATATAGCGGATAAGGAGTCGGCATGGGATATCAGTATCAAGTCTTTGTCGCAGACGAACAGCCGACACCTGCCAAGTGGCAGCAGCTATGGGATAACGATGCCAGCTTCAATAACGGATCTGGCCTGAGTGCCATATCTAGTCCAATCAAAGCAGCCTCAGCAAATCATCTGATCTTCACCGCAGCTTCAGGTAGCTCGGTCAAGCTCGGTGTATTAAGACAAAACCAAAGCACAGATGTATATGGAGACAACACTCTTATACAGACTGGCTTTTTGAGCATTGTCGGAGATGGTACTCCACAAATTGAGAAGCCTCTATCCTTCCCGATTGCATACAGTGCTGCTCCGATCGTGATTGCTGAGTATGCTTGTGCTCTATCAAGTGCATCTCCGCTTGTATCATTCGTGAACCAACTGACAACCGAATCGACTACTGGTCTGCATATAGCATCGTCATCAAATGTGACTGTCTCTGGATGCAGTTTGTTAATACATCGAATCAATGCTGGTACAGGTGCTGCCGAGAATATGGCAAGCACTACTCAATATGCTATAGCCTGGATCGCAATCGGTCGGAAGACATAGGCGGTCCTATGGGAGTCCAGGACCAATCACTCCGCAAGACAGCCATACCATACTATGCAAATGTGTGGGGATATAATCGTGGCCAGAACTCGGACCAGGACATAAGCTCACCATTCAGCAGTAACTACTATGGAGATCTGAGGAATCTAGTGCCGAGCTCTTATTCAGGAGCTGGCACAATAGCAGCAACCAATCCGATCCGAGTACTGCAGCCTCAGTATGGTGACATTATCGAGGCGAATCTGAATCTCAAATTCAGGACCGCAAATGCCGAGGGTGCTCGCAAATTCCGCATCGCCATCGGATACTTCGCTAGTCGCTACACTGCCGAGACATCTTATGATGATGACTACATTGAGCGACAGCATCGCCTGATCACTGGCCGAGATACTGCCTATGATATCGCTGCAGCCAGCACATTCAATATCCAGCGACTGAATCTCTACCCTGCCATGTACCACCGAGGAGATACTTATTTCAAGGATGATGCCTTCGTGGTCCTGCTCTGCTTCGATCAAGCTCCGAGCAAAGGCACTGGCTACACCTTCACAAAATTTGAAGTGGACTGCACTATGCAGATGGGGCTCGCATAATGGGTGCATCAGATACCAATCTCCAGGGATACCCGAAGAGCTTGCAGAAGAAGGACTTCACTGTATTCCTCTATTGTGGTGGTATGGGTGGTGGCGATTGTGCTGTGGTCCAGAACAAGACACAGGTCCGATTCGGTATTGAGATGCATCCATACATGACCAGGCAGGACTCGATCCTGCTCCGCAATCCAGAATTCTTCGGAGTGGTGCTCTACCCTGATGCTGGTCCGAGTGGCTTCTGTAGTAACAGCTACAATCTCGGTACTCAGGTGGACTGGTATCTGGCATTCAGCAATGATGGTGTGATGACCGATCAGGAAGTCTTTGATCAGAATCTCCTGCAGGATAACCTTGTGCCACCATACGATATCGAGATCAGCGGAAGCCAGCTACCTCAGCCGACCGACTCTGACTGGTCTGGCATTATGTATGTACATATTGCATGGGATAATCCGCTCTATGTCTCTGATCAGCTCTATGTCGATGATGTCCAGTATCTCCGAGTCGTGCAGCATAATTATCAGGTGAGGCACTAACATGGGAACAAGAAACAAATTACAGGTGTATCCATACAGCATGAAGACTATTGCTGCCGATTCAAATCAGACTATCTGCACAGGAAGATTCTTCATGTATATGCTGCCACCGAAGGATGCTCTCACGATCGAGAGACTGTACTGCCACTTTGTCATGCAATTTGATGCAGGCGTGGCCAGTGGAGATCGAGTGGTCCAGTCGATAGGTATTGTCGATGAGCTCCCTCCCTTCCCTAATACATCTGAATCAAACTACCAAAGAAGAGAGATCCTGAATGTCTCGGCCGATTCAAACAGGCGTGTCGATATCTCTATCGATCTGACTCACCTGCTTGATAATACCAATGTGGAATATACCGAGTCTGGCTTCGATGACAATCCTGCCGAGACTGGATATACTGCAGTAGAGATATTGCTCTCGGATAATTTGCTAAATACATCAACAGTAGGAACACTGGAATTATGGAAGATAGACGCTCTATTCACTACCACAGGAATTCGGTGATAGTGCCGAAGCTCGGCATGAAGAGTCGCCATGCAGTCATGAAGCGACCTCTGACTGGAGTGCCTGCTGACAAAGTGCCACAGAATAGAGAGCCAAAGATCTGCAGTACTCTGGAATGCCCTCGCTGTGGAGCTGATCAGGACCAGTACCGAGCGACCTGCAGGAAGTGTCGCTGCTGCTTCTATTGTGGTCTCACAGGAGGCAGTGTCTTCCGCTGTCATCTCTGTGGCAATCATATACCAGAAGACGATCGTGAATTCCCTGTCGGCCAGTCTATCAAGATAGGCTGATTATGGCACAATGAATATAGATGGTGGATAAGCATTATTGTTTTTATCTATGAGGGAGCAACAAGAATACATGGCAAAGACGGAGCTGGAGAGGCTTGTGGCAGTAGAAACAAAGATGGACACAGTGATCGAAGGGGTCAAGGACTTGCAACACAAATTCGATCAAGTGATGCCAACTGTTGTGAACCACACTCAATTCTCTGAATTCAAGGAATCGACCTCGATCGAGATTGCTGAATTGAAGAAGGAATTCGAGAAGGTCAAACTGAAGAACTCAGTGACAGTAGCAATCACAGGAATTTTGTCGGCAGTACTCGGATCGATCATGGCTATTTTGATCCAGGCGTATTTCACAAAGTAAGGAGGTGCAATCATGCGACTACCAAACATAACAGGATACTTCCAGGCAGCAGCAGGGAATTATCAGAAGGGGCGTGGTCGAGCGATCCGCTGCTTCACAGTCCATCACTCTGCTGGATGGGAGCAGACTCTTCGCTATCTATGGGGAGATCCTGCTCGTGGTGCATCGAGTACCTTCTATGTATCTGGATCAGTCCGAGAGCAGTATGTCGATACCGATGACACTCCATATACGAATGGCAACTGGCCGAGCAATCAGGAGTCTCTGACCTGTGAGGTCCGAGGTGACTGGAGGAATGGATACTATGATCAGGCCACTCTCAATAACCTGACTGAAGTGATGTATCAATGCCTGAAGATCTGGCCACATCTGGTCCTGACTTATCACAAAGATGTCTCTGACAAAGTGACTCTCTGCCCTGCAGATCTCAAGGATAAGGGATACGCTGCAGCCTGCTGGAATAATGCAAAGGCTCGCATCGCAAAAGAGAATGCTCCGAAGCCGACTCCAGCTCCTGCTGGTATCACATACAAGAAGATCACACCGAAGCGAATCAAGCTGATCCGTACTGCTAACCTATGGAATTTCAACTTCAGCGACTGGTCCAAAGCTCAGGCTGTGAAGCCATATGGTAAGGATGAGCTCATCGATGTGGTGGCGATCGCTCGCAACTCTCTCGGTGGCGAATACTACATGACTGCATACTCATACAATGAAGGCAATATCAGGCAGACATATGGATTCAATACAGTAGACTGTGCAGACTATGTGCCTGCTCCGACTCAGCCGACTCCTCCTGCAGCTCCTGTATGGGTGGCAATGGACACTCCTCGCAAGATGCAAGCTGCTGTGGATCTGAAGGTCTATGATCTCACGAATAAGGCATTCATCGGTGAGACCATAACTGCAGGCACAGTGATTGATCTGGTGGAGAAGCTCACGAATACTGATGGTATTCTGTATGTCCGAAGCCGATGGGCTCGAGACAACAAGAAGAACTGGGGTATTGAACTCAGTCGCTTCGGTGAAGTGCCAAGCACTCAGCCAGAGCCACCACGAGAGCCAGTACCAGAGCCACCTATTGATATTGATCCTACTACTCCAGGTCAAGGCGATGTGCTTGAGCGATTATCTGCACTGGAGAAGATTGTCAAAGCAATCGTGGACTTCCTGAAGTCGATCTTCAGTGGATTCAAAACTAATTAAGGGGGAACATATGTCAAACAAAGGTCTGATCGAGACAGCAAAATCTGTCGCTCGAGCAGTGTACTTCGGACTTCTCGGAGTCGTGGTATTGATCCTGACTGTGGTCGCTAGTAGTCCTGAAGTGGCTGCATCGAATATCACAGTACTCGGATTCACTGTCAATGTCGGAGCTCTGATCGTGGCTGGTGTCGCAGCACTAGCAAAGATCGTGGATCGATATCGACACACATCGGAGAGCACTCCATCAAAGGGTATTGCTCCGAGCTTCTTGCAGCGGTAGAATAGATCATGTGAGGTGGAGTCAGGGAGTATTCTCTCTGGCTCTACTTTTTTTATTGACACAAGATCGCTCCAGAGACTATCATTCAGATAGACAAAAGCCATAGCTGCCGAATACCACCGAGCTATGGCTTGTCGCTTTTTATGGCACAATGAAAATAGAGGTGGATGATGGAAGATAAAAAGCATGGACCTGAATTGTGTGACCAGATCACTGCCGAGATAGACAGTGCTCTGGCCGACAATGCAGCTCAGATGGCTCTCTTCGGCCTGGCCAAAGTGACCGAGACTTCTCGGCCGATCATGGCCACTGAGCATGATCCATTCATAGATGATCTGCAGGCAGATCCGAATCAGAGGGAATTATGGCAATAGAAGATGGACCTCAATTTGAAGAGCGGAAGCAGCATGTCTTCGAGGCACTTGAGGCTGCTCGCTTCGACTGGATGACAGCGACTGATCCACTAGAGGCAGAGATCCACATGACCGCTATTGATCATCTGCTGGATCTTGCAAAGCAGTATGGATACATCGCCTTGCAGGGTATTGACAATTCTCCCTCTGTGTGATAGTATAGTATTGTTATGCAATACATAATACAAAAATACGAACAAACAATATACGGATACAAGCCAGGCGAATTCTTCCCGATATGGGAAGCTGGCCACCTTCGCAACCGCAATCAGTTTATTATCTACAAGATCAAAAAAATCCTCACTCGGTAACTAGTACCAGTGAGGATATCTTGAATTCCAGGCAGCTAGTGCTCCATCCCAAGTGCCATACCTGCCCTTCACATAGCTGTCCATCCATCGGAGCTGACATACTGGATCGACTCCACAATGAGCAATCTTGCTACATGGTAGAGCCTGTGGGATGCCACATGCTCCAGAGCTAGGATTGACCGCATTCGGATTGCATCCACTCTCATTGATGATGAGCTTGTGTGTGGAGTACACATCAGGAATACCTGCTGCTGCCATCCAGTCTGCACATGATCCGCTGGCTCTGACAGGCTCTGCAGCAAATGCCTTCGGACTAGATGCCAATGCAGCCAGCCTCGCCTTCTCTGCCTTCATAGCCTGGAGATTCTTGATCTCATTGCGAAGCTGCTCTTCAAGCTGCTTCTGGTCCTGAAGCTGCTTCTCGGTCTGTGTGTTGGTCTTTTGCAGCTCTTCAGTCTTCTGATGTAGCTGCTGTCGCTCAGTCTCAAGACGCTTGATCTGAGACTGTGTGTGTTGCACTTCTTTGTAATTCTCGACTGCAGCAATGCAGCCGAAGCTAATGATGAGAGCTGATATCGCCACGATCAGCAATTTGAATTTCTTGTGTTGCAATTTATCTACCACCGATTAAATGCCAGATCTATTTTATCATGGCTATGCTTAATGGAGTCAATACTTCCCTGCTCCGACCAGAGGCGATAATGTCACTTGTCCACACAATCCACAGGTATTTTGCACAGGCAAAACATGAGCGACTTGCAGACCGAGCATGCGGTGGTGTACTATGATAAGTACCTATCATTCAAAAAGAAACACAGAGACTTTCTGAATATAGGTGGATTCAATACTGGGAGCTCGAGATCTCGGTGCAAATTAAATAAACCCCTGATTGCAGTCAGAGGTCTATTCACTTACTTCTAATATAAGTGGATTCGACTTCCATTGTATCAGGGATTCTATGGAGGTGTCAAATTTTATGAGCACTACATCTAGCGTAGCCTCACTGGTCAGCGACCGCATCAAGACTATAGCTATAGAGAATAATTCACAGAGATCTTCTATAGCTATAGTCAAAGATAAACCTAGTGCAAAAGAGGCCGATGCAATTATTGCAGATTGCATGGATCTGATCGATGATCAAAAATTCAAGCCATTCTTCTACAAGAAGCTGTATGAGCTCGGCAAGGGTAGATTCCTGGAGCAAGCATACAAGGCTCGCAAATATCATCGTGGATCGCCAGGCCGATTCTTCGTGCATTTACTCAAATAAAAGCGAGACCCCTGGAGGTGCAACTACAGGGGTCTCTACATCTATTATATGGGGAATATCCACAAGTCATAAAAAAGGTATTGACTGGCTAACGAAGCAAGCATATAATCATAAGCACAGAAGGAGGTGCAACTCTTATGGGAGAGAAGCAAAAGCCTGTGGCTGAAGAGTCACAGATCCAAGTCAGGAAGCAACTATCATATGCTGAGATCGAGCAGATCGGCAAAGCATTTGTGGCTTCAAAGATGTTCGGTGACGATATGGATCGTACATCGATGGCAATCACAAAGATCATGGCAGGCCAGGAGCTCGGCCTTGCTCCATTCGCTTCAATGCGAGCGGTCCATGTGATCGAGGGCAATGCCACGCTATCAGCAAACACGATGGCTGGCATGGTCAAAAGCTCTGGTCGATACGACTATGACATCAAGAAGAAGGAGCTCGATGGCTGTGTCATTGACTTCTATGAGATCCGATCTGGCAAGCGTACCAAGATCGGCACAGAGACATTCGATATAGATGAAGCTCGAATGGCTGGCATGTTTGATTCTGAGTGTGAGGAAGCTCCGCTCAAGCACAACATCCGCAAGATCACCATGTACAAAAAAGGTGGTGGATCATGGCAGAAGGATGGCTGCAACTGCAAAGCTAACTGGAAGAATTATCCGAAGGCGATGATGTTCGCTCGGGCAATCAGCAATGGTGTCAGGACATACTGCCCTGATGTATTCAGTGGCATGCTGGTCTATACACCTGATGAGCTCAATGCTCAGGTCAGAGCCGATGGCACAGTGATCGATGTCGATCCTGGCACTGGCGAGGTCACAAATATGCCTGAACAAAAAACTAGTGCAACTGCAAAACAGAAGGAGGAGCAAGCTGTGGAGGTAGATCCAAACAATGAAAGTACTGAAGATCATCCAGATATCACATCACCTGATGAGCCATCACAGGATGAGATCGAGGCTGCAGCCGAAGAGCCTGCTGCAGATCCTGAGCCAGAAGAAGAGGTCGAACAGCCTCCAGTAGTGGACCAGGAATTCAAAGACACTGCCTGGCAGATGTATGAATCGCTGCCACTCAAGTCTGCATACCGACTCCGCTGGCTGAAGGATGTCACTGGATCAATCACTCGCAACTCAATCAAGACTGATGAGAAGTGGCGAGCTCTAATGGACCGAGCTGGTGCTGTGCTGTCTGGCGATGAAGAGATCGATGCCGATCAGCGGACCGACACTGGGGATCAGGAGAGTCTGGTATGAGCCTGGCCGAGAAGAAGCCTCTGGAGCAGATCCTCAAAGAGAAGTATCCAGAGCTCAAGTGCTCAGTCGATGGCAAGACTGTCTACTATGATGCATATGCCGAGGAAGGTCTGATCACTGAGCTACAGGCATTCCTGAATCTGATCAATGTTCCGAATATCAAACTAGTCAGGAGAGTCTTCTAATGTCACGCAATAAAGTATTCAATCGAAGGTACACAATCGAGATCAAGGGTGTGACCACGAATCACTTCATGGAGCGATTCATTGATACCTGGCTCGGCCGATCGATGCTGGCCCTGGCGAATAAGTTTGCTCAGGTCGAGATCGTCATGATGACTGCAGAGGAAATTGAGACTGCCTCGAAGGTCCGAGAGATATTCAAGTGTGAGAAGTGTGGAGCTTCAAAGTACACAGAGGGAGCGACCTGCCTCTTCTGTGCAGCGGAGGGAGACAAGGATGCCGACACTAACATATGAGATCGAAGTCCGATGCCTGAACTGCAAGCTGCATCAGCATACGACTGTCCGAAGGGGCTGCCGATGGGTGAATGCCAGCGATGCGATGATCGGCTCTGGCTACTACAAGCAAAATGATCCGACAAAAAAAGTAAAGAAGGTGTGTGAGCACTGTGGCTGTGATGCCCTGAAGTGGCAAGGCAATGTGCTCAAGGAAGAGAGGGTGCAACTGTGAACAAACTCAAAAAAGATCCGAAGAAGGTGGCTGCTGGTCGCAAGGGTGGCAAAGCTAGTCCGACCAACTTCAAACGGAATAAGCGTGGAGCGAGTATGGCTGGTCAGCGATCGGCCTGGGCTCGCAACAGTGGCAAGCTGGAGGACTTCCCTCTCGGCCTGCTAGATGAAGGCAAAGAGATTCTATTCCCTGATCCGAATGCGAAGGCGAGGAAGTCATGACTATTGATGAATTGAAGATTGATGAGCCTGAGCATTTTGCTGAGATCTTTAGAGAGGTAGATCTGCAGCTCATCCGATCGACCGATCCCGAGCAGGCTCTCTGGTATATCAATGCAATGCTTAATACCTCACTATGCCAAAGTAGGCTGGCATCCTTCAGGATGCAGAAGATATGGTCTGCAATCAAGGCCACATTCAGCAATGCTGCTCAGGCAATAAGTGATGCATTCGGCAATATAGCAAAGGGGCTTCGAGGTGAGTGACATGATATATGATGCTAGTATTCGCAAATGGCGGAAGCGGACTCTGGCCGATAGGATATGGGCTCTTCAGGTCATTGATGCAGTCAAGAAGCTGGAGGCAGCAAATGGCTGAGATCAAACAACTGGACCGCAATACTGTATGCAACCTCTTCAAGATCCGAGCTCCGATATGGAATGGTGGCAAGAAGATGGTCGGACTGGATGCCAAGCGGATCACATACCACAATGAGATACACTTCACTTATGTCCGCAAATCCGATGGTGAATTATCTATCCCTGACCATTATTATTTTGATGGTAAGCTGCTGCATGAGCTCGACTTCGAGAAGCAGATGGTCAAAGGCACAATGCTGGTGATCATTCCATTCGAGCATTTGCAGATACTGGAGAGAGTTTGAAGTCAGCCTGCAGGTCGAGCAGGTGGAGGGTATAAATAATATGGAGGTGCAAAACATGGCAAAGATCACTGAGATCACAATCCCTGTATTCCGCATTCAGGATGAAGACACAACTGGATGGGGCGATCGGGAATTCTATGTGCAGCAGCGACAGGGCAATGGCCGATGGAAGCGAGTCAGCGAGAATTATGCTGGCCTGCATTCGGCAAAAGCCAAGCTCGGAAGCCTGGTGCTCGAGCTAATCGCTGAAGCTGAAGCAGAAGAATAGAGAGTCCGCTCTCATGCGAGTTACGATGTGGGTGTGGTCTTCGGGCCACTCCCTCCAAGATACATAAAACATAGACGAGGGAATTATATGATCCTATTTTTTGACACTGAGACTACTGGCATTCGCAAGGGTGGATTCATTCCACGAGTGGTCCAGATCGGAGCAATGCTCACAGACAATGAAGGCAAGGTGGTGGGTGAATTGAATCTGCTCTTGCAGCCAGAAGGATTCGTGAATATACCAGTCGAGGCCAGCAATGTGCATGGCTTCAGCACTGAATTCGTGAAGAAGTATGGTGTCGATCGGTACATGGGGCTCAGTGCATTCTTCGCAATGATGGAGCAGGCAGATACTGTCGTGGCTCACAATGCGGAATTTGACATGGACCTGCTGACATGCGAGATAGACTACTACACAAACATCCACAATGATCCGACTGCAGTCGCTGTCTGGAATGAGATCTACAAGGAAGCTGAGTCAAAGGTCTTCTGTACTATGCTCAATACCCGAGACATCATGAAGCTGCCACTCAGCGAGGCTCAGGCTTCATTCTTCAAGGACAAAGGCATTGATCAGCAATACAAAAATCCACGCCTGGAGGAAGCTCACATTCACTTCATGGGATATGGGATCGAAGGTGCTCACGATGCGATGGTAGATGTCCGAGCTTGCAAGGATGTCTTCTTCAAACTACACTCATTAAAAGACAGTGTGGCTGCATAGGCAGTCACAGCAAGGAGGGTGCAAAAATGCAAACAATCAAAACAACTATCAAGTGTGTGGCCTGGGCCATTGTCATGATGGCACTGGCACTAGCATCAGTGTATGGCCTCTACTTGATCCTGATCTTCATGCTATTCGATGAGACTCTATACATGGCTCTGACAATAGCTGGAGAATTCCTGATCTTCTGTGCATACTTTTGGATGATCAAGGCTATCGACTAATGCTCACATATACGATCACTGGCAATCCGATCGTGAAGAAGAACACTCAGAAGGTGGTCCGCATTCATGGTCGGCCGACAGTCGTATACTCATCACAGTATCGAGGCTGGCTGAATAATGCTCTGGATGAGCTAGAGGACCAGGCAAAGCCTGATCAGCCAGTCGATTATCCTGTGCTGCTAGTGTGCAAATTTTTTATGCAAACACTGAGGATCGTGGATCTCTCTGCTCTATACGAGGGAATCCAGGATACTCTGGTCAAGGCAGAGATCCTGAAAGACGACAACTTCAATATCATCATCGGACATGATGGATCAAGGGTACTACTCGACAGAGTGAATCCCCGAATAGAGGTGGCAATAGTACCTGCAGACCACTTCCCCGACTCCCCTGCTGGCTAAAACAGCGAACAAATCACGAACAAAGATTAACAGGGGTGAGACCACTCCCCTGCCCTACTGAAACATTTTTGCAAAGCTGTCAAACAGATGACAGCTTTTTTTCATGGCGAGATCGGGGGAGTAGGGAAGGGGTGCTCTATAGTATTGCTTATAGTATGCTAATTACTACACAATAACTAATTCAATAATGTTTGTTGTTGCATCCACAAAAGTGCTTGTGCTACAATCAAAATTGATACGAAGGAGGTGCAATCGATGTATCAAATACAAATGGTGGACTCAAATATATTGACCAAAAAGGTCGAGTCCGAAGCAAAGTCAGAATTTGAAACAGGCGGATCGGGCGATCGCAATGGTGCAGTCTACCGCATTATTTATGCTCCAGCAGAGTCAGACTATAAGTCAGATGAGCTGGTGCTTTTAAGTCCTGGGGATTACACAGCACTATATGTGAATGGCGATCTCCTCACCTCCATCACCGAGTCAGACATCATAGCAAAGGTAACGGAGGCAAAGGAATAGCATGTCAAAAAATGAAGTAGTCCAGGGAGCTGATGCTCGCAGTCAAATCAAAATAGGTATCGATCTAGTGGCAGATGTGGTGAAGACCACGCTCGGTCCACGAGGTCGCAATGTCGTGCTCGACACCGATCCATATCGGCCACCACTCAACACAAATGATGGTGTCACAATCGCTCGTGAGATCCACGCTCCTGTAGACAAGCCTCATCAAGAGACTGGCGTGAAGGTAGCAAAAGCTGCAGCCAACAAGACAAATGATGTGGCTGGTGATGGTACTACTACAGTGACTGTCCTGCTCCAAGCAATGACCACTCATGCCCTGCAGCAAATCAATAATGGTGCTGATCCAGTACTGCTCAGGCGAGGCATTGAGAAGGCTGCAGAAGCTGTCGTGACTGCTCTCCAGGATGAGATCGTGGAGACCAAAGATCTTGAAGCTCTCATCAATGTGGCCACAATATCATGTGGCGATCCTGAAGTCGGCAAGCTAGTCGCTGAGGCTGTCCACAAAGTCGGCAGCAATGGTGTTGTCACAATCGAGGATGGCGAAGGCGAAGAGACCACCAGTCGAATTGCTGAAGGCATAGAGCTTCGAGGAGGCATTCAACTTCCAGTATTCATCACGAATCCTGCTCGCCAGGAAGCTGATGTCACTGATGTGCCGATCTTCGTGACCGACCATGACTTCACAAATGGCATGGAGATAGTCCGCTTGATGGAGACAGTGACTCGCATGGGTAGCAAGCAGGCTGTCCTGATAGCAAACTCAGTCACAGGCGAGGCAATGGCATCATGTGCTATCAACAAAGCTCAAGGCAAATTCAACCTGATACCGATCAAAGTCCAGGCTCTCGGTGAGCAGGGCCAGGCTGTCCTTCGTGATATGGCAGTCGCTACAGGTGCAAAATTCTTTGCTCGTGATGAGGGCAACCGATTGCCGAGCAATCCACAAGATCCATCAGACACATACAATCCAGATGACTTCGGCCACGCTGAGCGAGTGATCGCCAGCCGAGATCGTACATCTATTATGGGTGGAGCTGGTGAAGTCGATGAGCGTATTGAAGAGCTCAAGGCACAACGCAAGAACAGCAAGCAGGCATATGAGCAGAACAATCTGGATGAGCGTATTGCTCGCCTGCAGTCTGGTGTCGGTGTGGTCCGAGTCGGTGGTGTCACTGATACAGAGCGTGAAGAGCGGAAGCTCCGAGTCGAGGATGCAATCAATGCTTCAAAGGCTGCACTATCAAATGGCATAATCGCTGGTGGTGGAGCTGCTCTCTATCGTGCTGCAGCGAAGGTCCAGAAGAATAGTCATGTGGATCTACAGACAGAAGATGGCAATGGTCTGATGGGTGTCGTGAAGGCATGCTTCGAGCCGATCAAGCAGATGGCTCTCAATAGTGGCCTGGAGCTCGACAAGGCAGATCTGAAGAAGATCCTGGATGATAAGAGCCTGACAATCGACTTCTACACTGGTGAGGTAGTAAATGCATTCAAGGTCGGCATCATTGATCCGAGCCTTGTCACGATCTCTGGCATCAAGAATGCTGCATCAGAAGCTGCAATGTTTGTGATCACTGATACTGTCATCACTCGATCAGAAGACGATTCGGAGAAGATCTAGCCATGATACCGCTATTCAAAACACACACACCACACACAATCGATCAGCCACTACTAGAGACCTTGCACAGTGGATACATCACGCAAGGTCCAAAGGTAGAGGAATTCGAGGGCAGGCTGAAGGACTTCTTCGGCACTGACAATGTGGTGTCTCTGAATAGCGGTACATCAGCTCTCACACTAGCGATGAGGCTGGCAGGACTCGGCCCTGGCGATGAGGTGATATCCACAGCCATGACTTGCACTGCCACGAATCTTCCAGTATTATCCCTGGGTGCATCAATAGTGTTTGCGGATTGCGATCCGATCACTGGCAACATAAACACTGATAGCATCGAGAAGCTAATCACCAAAAAAACAAAGGCAATCCTATTCGTGGACTGGGGTGGCATGCCTGCTGATCTTGATCACATTATGAGCATTGCGAGAGCTCATAATCTCAAGGTCATCGAGGATGCTGCTCATGCCTTCGGTGCTGAATACAATGGCCAGAAGGTCGGCACAATAGCTGACTTCACCTGCTTCAGCCTGCAGGCGATCAAGCACATCACTACTGGAGATGGTGGCATCTTGACTACCAAAGATCCGAATGATGCGGAGCGAGCAAAGACTCTCCGCTGGTTCGGTATCGATAGAAGCAAGAATGGTCTGGACTCCAGGATCGATCAGGACATTGAGGAATGGGGATACAAATTCCACATGAATGACCTCAATGCTGTGATCGGTATCGCTCAGATGGATCATGTAGCCAATGTGCTGCAGGCTCATCGATTGAATGCTCGCTATTATGAAGAGAATCTGGACAAGTATTTTGTTCGCAATGTAGATCCTGCAGACAGGCGATCAGCCTGGTGGCTGTACACTCTGGTCCTGCCATCGAAGAAGGATCGTGATGACTTCAAGAAGTACATGAATGATGGTGGTGTCATGGTCAATCAGGTCCACAAGAGGAATGATGAGTACACTGTATTCAAGCCATTCGCTCGCAAGGGTCTTGACGGACTCGATTATTTTGCAGATAGAATGATATGCATCCCTGTACACTGGGGGCTCAGTATAGAAGAGCTCGATCAGATTGCAGGGATGTGCAATAAATTTGCTCAGTCTCGAAAGAAGAAGTCATGAGCAAGCATAGCCAGATGAATGCCGATCAATTCCCTGAGTCTCCAGAAGAGCTCAAGCGATTGAAGGAGCGAGCAAAGCGATATCTGGAATATGCCATCGACAAAGAGAAGGGGAAGCGATCAAGCAAGATCCTGAGCCTAGCAATTATGATATCCCTGGAGCGTGTCAAGGCTGTGGAGCAATTCCAGCGGAAGCATAGGTACAGGACCATGAGCAGGTGGGATCACTTCATGGCAATCTTTGATTCAAGGAGGATATACAAATGATCATCGGACTTCCAGTAGTAGAGGGCCACAAGCTCACTGAAGTGGCACTGGACCACCTCACAAAGAATGCTGTCATGGCCGAGACAAAAGCAGTCGTGATCGATAATGGATCTGTCCAATCATATGACAAATGGCTCGGTCCAGATGCCGAGTGTGACTGCAAGAATAAGAATGGCCAGTCAGTAGAGCTCATTCGCAATGAAGAGAATATCGGCTACTATCAGCCACTGAAGCAGCTCTATGATGCATATCCTGATGAGCAGTACATCGGCCTCATGCATAACGACCTGATGCTCTATGAGCAGGGGTGGGATCGAAGAATGCTCCAAGCATTCCATGAAGATCCTGAGCTCGGCTTGATCGGGCTGTGTGGTAGCAAGGAAGTCGATGAGCGTGGTGGTCGTGGTGCATATACTGTGTGCAATTTTATGGGCCGAGAAGTGCAAGTCGGTGATCAGGTATGGAAGGGTCAAGATCCTTCGGCTGGTCGCAGGATCGATGGCATAGAGCCAGCCATCGTGCTTGACGCACTCTTCATGTTATTCAGAAGAGATGTGATTCCAGATCTAGTCAGAGACTCTGAAGACTGGGAAGACATCACACTAGCTCACTTCTATGACCGCATCTGGCCAATCAGAACTATCGAGGCTGGATACCATGTCATCACAATGGGTAGTGATAATGATCACATCGGTGGCATGACCACTACTGGCAATGAGCGATACCGCAATGACTGCATCAAATTCCTGGATGAGCGTGGCATTGCATGGCGAGAAGATGACTCTGGCATCATTGCTGCAGAGCGGAATGATCCTCGAAATGTACCTTGTGGCAATCCTGAGACACAGATGTATCTTGTAGCAGAAGATCGATATCTTCATGAATACCGAGATCAGAAGCGGTGGCTGCCAGCAATAATCAGGGAGGGATATGATGTCACACATCTTGCGTGAAATGGGAACAGCCTCGGAAGCATTCGAGATGATGGACATCCGCAATGAGGTCCGAGAATTCATGACTCACAATACAGCCGAGATCATGCCAGCAGAGCAGGCAGAATGGTATCGCCAGACATACCTGCCAGCTCGGGAGCGAGGTGAATTATTCGGGTATCTAGTACGAAATGATGATGATCAAGCTATCGGATATGGGCTCATCAGCAAGCGTGATGGTCGCTGGTGGGTATCTGGTGGACTGACTGAGGCAGCTCGAGGTCAAGGAGCTGGATACTTCCTATTCGAGCAGATGACTCTGATGATCCACGAGGATCTCCGATCGGAAGAAGCCTGGCTGGATGTACTCAATACCAATGAATCAGCGAAGCGATTATATGAGAAGCTCGGATACACTGCAGTCATGGCCGATGAGCGATTGACTGTGATGGTCCATAGGCTCGAGCATGAAGAAGCGGAATCAGTATCATTAAGAGAGAAGGTAGCAGCATGAGTATTCTCGGCCGATCAAAAGACATTCACAAAACCCCAGACATGAGTCGGCAGGCTCTGCTCTGGATGCATCCTGAAGCGATGGTCCGCTTCATGACATCAAAGCGATGGGTGATCCAGGAAGGCCACCTGCCTGAAGATGCTCAATTCCATCATGTGTATTACGACAGCAATCGCCAGGTCTTCGCAATGGTCCTGACATCAAAGGAATTCAAGTCATTGAAGATGGGTGAGAAGATTCCAGAGCTACCTCCAGTGACATTCAAATGGTGGAATCCGAAGGATGGAGTACCAGAAGAATGAAGCGTGATCTACCAGGATTCTATGAAGCCGAGGAGCGGAATAAGCTCTCACATTTTACGACTCAAGGATTCGACCTCAATGGTGTTGTCCAGGCTGGAGCTAGTGATGGTGAAGAGATTGAAAACTTCATCCGCATGGGTATTGACCACCTGATCGGCTTCGAGCCACTGACATCAGCATTCGATATCCTCGATGAGCGATATGGTGACAAGGCTCATGTCTTCAAGCTCGGCCTTCATGACACAAACAAGATGGCCACTCTGCAGGTGACTGACATTGATGGCAAAGGCTCATCAATATACGAGACTGAATGGGAGCATCCCGAAGTCAAACGAAACTGGAATCAAGGCCAGGCTGCCATTGTCGGCACTGAAGAGATCGAGCTGGTCCGCTTCGACAAATGGGCCAAGCAAATGAATAATCAATTCTATGTGGACTCTCGTGGTCAGAAGCGACTGATTGATCTCAGCCAATACGATACACTGCAGCTCGACACACAGGGCAATGAGATGGAGATCCTGCTCGGCATGGGTAAATGGCTGAAGCAATTCAAATACCTGTGCATCGAATTATCAGTCACGCCTGTCTATAAAGGCGAAACTCCAGGAGCTGAAGTAGCAGCCTGGCTCAAATCACGAGGCTTCACACTGGACTCTCCGATCTATGAGCACAATGATTGCTTCTTCGTGAGGAGTGATATCAAACCGACAAGCGATCAGCAATACAGAGGGAGGTGCTAGTCATGAAAATCGGAATCGGATTCGCAGTACTAAACAACTTCAAGGGATTCGCTGAGTCGGTCCATAGTATCAAGACAAAGCATGATGCCATCGTATATGTGAAGGACCAGTGGCGATTCAATCGGCCACTCTCACAAGCCTGGAATGAGCTTGCTCTGGAAGCATTCGAGGATGGCTGTGAATATGCTCTGATCTGCAATGATGATATCCTCTTCGCTCCTGACTGTATCGATGCCATGATTCGAGTGCATCAAGAGCTCAATGAGAGTGAGGGTGTTGTGATGGTTACACCGAATAATATACTGCTCGAGCTTCCGAATGCAGAAGACATCCTGCAGTACAAACTGCCCGAAGGTACACCTTCGACATGGAGCGAGCATCCAAACTTCTCGTGCTTCCTGGTCGCTCGAGACTTCTTCGAGAAGGTCGGCCTGTTCGATGAGAATTTCATCCCTGCCTGGTATGAAGATAATGACTCTCACTACCGATCAAAGCTCCTGGGATACAAAGAGATCTGCACAAATCAAGCTCCGATGATTCACTATGGAGGTGTCGCAACATCCATGATGGATAATCCAAACAGTCAGGGAAGCCATGACTACTTTATGAAGAAATGGGGCTCAGTCACTCGGTCTCTACAGGAGACATTCACTCATCCATATGACGATCAAAATCTATCACCTGCTCAATGGAAGAGGGCAGATGGTACTGTGGTCGGTCCTATAAGTAAGGAGGTGCAATCGTGAGCAACAAAACAAAGCAGCCTGAGAAGAGGCTCATATATGTGAGAGAGTCTGCATTGTAGGCAATCATATCAGACACATTCAGCTTCGGCTGTCTGGTACTGGTCATGACATTAAATTTTTTGTACTGGGGCGGTCACTGGTATGTCACCATCTTCCTGCTCTTCCTGTGGCTGCTATTCATAGCAGGCCGAGGCAAGGCAAAGATGCGAGAATTCAGCAGTCGCAGTGAGGTTATAGATACACTAATCAAAGAACTAGAGGAAGAAGGGATCGAATCAAAATGACAAAACGAGCACTACTTACTGGAGCAGGTGGCTTCATCGGAGCACACACACTAGCTCACTTTATGCACAATACCGACTGGGAGCTGGTCCTGATTGATAGCTTCAGACACAAAGGCAAGACCGATCGCATCGCTGAGATGTTCGAGGCTCATGAAGACTGGAGGGCTCGATGCCATGTAGTCACTCATGACCTGGCTGCTCCGCTGTCTGAGCAGATGATCAATCGCATCGGTCACATTGACTACATCGTGAACATGGCCAGCGAATCTCATGTGGACCGCAGCATCGATGACCCAGTACCATTCATTGAAAACAATGTCGCTCTGGTCCTGAACATGCTCGAGTATGCTCGCAAGATCAAGCCTGAGATCTTCATCCAGGTATCGACTGATGAGGTATATGGAGCTGCTCCGACACACGATCATCCTGAATGGTCTGTGATCCTGCCGAGCAATCCATACTCAGCAAGCAAGGCTGCTCAGGAAGCCATAGCCATCAGCTACTGGCGGACTTATGATGTGCCTCTGATTATCACCAACACCATGAACAATATCGGAGAGATGCAAGATCCTGAGAAATTCGTACCGATGCTGATCAAGGGAATCTACAATGGCGATGAAGTCACCATTCATGGCACTGAAGAATACATCGGATCTCGCTTCTACCTGCATGCTCGCAATCACGCTGATGCCCTGCTCTTCCTGATCAATCGTGGTACTCCGACAAAGTATGTGGATAACAATGAGATCGTGATGCCAGACCGATACAATGTGGTCGGTGATACTGAGAAGAACAATCTCGAGCTGGCTCAAGAGATCGCTCAGCTAGTCGGCAAGGATCTGAAGTACAAGCTGGTGGACTTCCACCACACTCGACCTGGACATGATCGCAGATATGCTCTTGATGGTAGCAAGCTATTCGGCCTCGGCTGGAAGCCTCCTGTGAGCTTCGAGGAATCCCTAGCAAAGACAGTAGAGTGGACTATGGAGAATAAGCAATGGATGCTCTAGCACAAGCCACGATCGATGATGCAGCAAAGCGAGCAATCGCTCAAGGTGCAGAGAAGGTCAAGCTCCTGCTGTATGGAGACTACTGCTGTGCAACTGGCTTCGCTCAAGTGCTCGGCAATATCGGCCGAGAGCTCCACGCCACAGGCAAATATGACATTGATGTGATCGCCATCAATTATTCAGGTGATCCGAAGGATGATGCCAAGTGGCCAGGCAATGTCTATCCAGCTATGCCTGGTGGACTCATGAATGCTGGTGCATATGGTGATGTCTATGGCCGACAAAGGCTGCTGGACCTGATGGGCTCTGGCAAATATGATGTGGTCTTTATGCTGCAGGATACCTTCGTGATTGAGCCGATCATGTCTGAGATCAAGAAGACTCAGGATGCTCTGGCTCACAATGGCATGAAGACATTCAAGACAGTCTGGTATTATCCAGTCGATGCTCAGCTCAAGAAGCAGTGGGTGGAGACTGTAGCAGGAGCAGACTTCCCTGTGGTCTATACCGAGTATGGCAAGCGAGAGACTCTGAAGCATCTGCCTGAGCTCGAGGATCGCCTCCGAGTGATCTATCATGGCAACAATCCGAATGACTTCTTCCCTATCCAAGATCGCCAGGATGTGAAGAACTTCCGAAAATCATACTTCAATGGCAAGGCCGATGATCGATTCCTGATAGTCAATGTGAATCGCAATCAGCCTCGCAAAGATATTGCTCGCAATCTCATGATCCTGAAGGAGCTGTGGGATCGTGGTCGAAGACCTTTGCTCTACCTGCACATGCAATACGAAGACACAGGTGGCAACATATTCACGATGGCCAATCAGCTCGGTCTCGGCAATGAGTATGAATTCTTCCTGCCAAGTCCG